GAGTTGCTTGTAGCGTACCGATAATAGCGGCTGTTTCTACTTTAGATTTAAGAGTCTTTAAAGTATCATCAGACCGTATAACTACCTCAGACAAGTTACAAAACTGATTACTGCGTAGTATTATCTCACTGCACGGGTTAGTACCAAAGTCTTGCTCAGAATCTCTACGACCATTAAGGCTTGCAACTTTCTGTGCCGCAACACGACTAAAGATACCACGCTCACCCGCTTTAGATTCATACATGGTCTGCATTTCATTTAAGAAAGCTTCAAAGTCAGGCTTCTCTGTATACGCTACGCTGTTGTTTGCTAGTCTTCTTTGTCCCTCGTTCTCCCACCACTGACCGTTCTTAGCTCTAGCCATGCGTTGATCAGTTAAATTAGATAGGCTTATGAGTGCTGAACGCCTAACGCCGCCTACAACTACAATGTCTGCAATCTTACACACAACATCGTGGCACTCTAAGGATGTTAGCTTACGCCCTGCGGCTTTAGAAAATACACCTACACAAAAGTTAAATAAATCTATGAGTGGTTCTGGCCCTGATGCACGACCACCAAATGTTTTAAGTCTTTCTCCTGCACCACGCACCTTACTCATGTCCCACTTAGGAATCTTACCTGCGTACAACAAACTAATTAGTTCTCTAAATGCAGAAGCCCAACCAATCTTACTGTCAGCAACAACAATCACAGTGTCTGTAGGGTGAAAACTCTCAGCAATCTCAGGCAGTTTGTTAATGAAGTTGCGCTCTACGCTAAACCCAACACCAGTACCACACATAAGCACATACATAAGCTCGTCAAAAGAACGAGGAGAATCTATATGCAAGTAACTACAGTTAAACCCTGCTACATTATCTTTGTCCAGTGCTTGGCCCGCTGTCATCATGCACCTCATACTAGGCATAACTTCTAGGCCATGTATTGCATCATATAGTTTTTTGCCTTCTTTAACTGTGATCTGTTCACGGTCTCTCCAGAACTGAACATAACGATAGACTGTTTCTTCCCACGTTTCTCTGCGAGTTTGTTCGGGTAGCCACCGTGCGTAGCGTGACTTGTGTATAAACTGTTGGTACTGATCCATTGTTATTCCTCTGTAAAATGTTTAATGTTTTTGTTTTCTTTGCGCCTAGTCTCTTTTAGTTTAGAAGAACTTTGAATCTTTTTAAACTTCTTCTTCCTTAAAAAACTATCTCTTCTTTTATCTTTACGATTAACTTCTTCCATCTTTTTTCTCTAATAACTCTACTAGTTTATTTAAATACCATATAGCTTTACGTGCATCCTGTACAGGCTTGTCTTTGTTAAACAACCTAGAGCCTGTATACTTTAACACATTGCCGTGGCAATAAACAATAGCACCTTCAACACCTAGTACATCTACAATGTAATCAATAGTTTCTATACTTCCGTGATTGTAATGCGGAGGATGGTCAACCGCCTCAGTAATAGCAGAGGAAGCTTTACTCCAACCTCTAGTAGCTCTGTCCCACTCTTCGGGTGTAGCATCATTAAGTCTAGCCATATCTTGTTTCATTTTTAAGTACTCTTCTATTTCGTTAGTCATCAAAAGTTTCTCTCTTCTTTACGTTGATCCAGTTGTCAGGTATGCTGTCTTCACTGAACCATCTAAAGTCATTAGCACTAGCCCACTCTCCGTGGCTTCTTTTAGTTCCGTCCTTACGCCTTTTAGCTTGAGGCATAGGAGCGTTAGGATTAGCAAATAAAAATACTAGTTCTTTATCTTCAGGCAATACTTTTTTTATCCAAATGTATTTACTGTACTCTGCGTAGTCCCAAAATCTACCTTTAGCTTCAAGTAATATTGTCTTGCCCTCAAGGGTTCTAATAAAATCTGGTTCATAGTAATGCTCTACAACGTAGTTAATTTTATCTACATGAAAACTCCAACCATCTAGGATACCTGAGTGTAGTTCGTACTCCCAATTAGAATCATATCCTGTAACTACTTCTTTTTCAACAGGACGTTTAACTCTAGGTTTACGAAAACCCTTTTTAATTTTTTTACTCAATGTATTGTTGCCCCTTCTCTGAGTGAAATTTCAATTTCGATTAGCTCTTTAAGAATATGCCATATTTCTAAAGTTATATTATCAACATGACCATCTTCATTCATCATCCACTCACTCAAAGAATATATACAGTCTTGCAGAGTTAAGTCTTGTTGTTTATCCATTGGATATCCTTCAACGTAATATCAACAATGGCTGTCTGTGGGAACTTATAAATAATAGTTTTTATTTTATTTCTAATCCACTTAGGATGATACGCATTTAAATATATAGTTCTTTCAGCCATAAAGTGAGTTTGTGTAGGCATAAAATCTAAACAGTTTTTAATAGTTATTTTACTGGCTTCTTCCTTAGACAACAAAGAAGAAAGCCACTCTACCATTATTAGTTTTGATTGCTTAGATATTTTTTTAGACTTTTTACGGTTCATAATAACTCTTCTACTTTAGGTTCAGATTCAACATGAGTAAGATAAGATAGGCTGTTAGCATACTTAAAGACTCTTAAACCTTTACCATTGTTAGAATCTTTATGACATTCAAACTTATACTTACACCAAGAACAGCCTTTAGGTAATTTAAGATTTCCTTTTTTACCATCAGGGATAGGATTATAACATAGCTCTGGGGGAGTGTCAACATTTAATGCACTAATAGTATTATTTATTTTTGTATTAATATTAGGCTTATCTAAATCTTCAGGGCGGTGCATACATAACTCACCGCTTTCTTTATTGATAACTAAGAACCCACCGTTGTCTGTCCCCTCTGCCGCCTCATACCCTGCAAGTTGACCAAGGTATCCAAAGGGATCGTCCTGTGCTAAGCGGCCCTGCTCAAATTTCTTAAACGCAAAGTTAGATGCAGACTTAATATCTACAACTTCTCCTTCAATTTTACAATCCATGTGTCCTAGAATACCATCTACATCTACTTCTTTCTGTTCGTCAGTTACTTTGTATTTAGCCATACGTACAAGCATAAGTACTATTTCTTCAAGCACATGACCATAAAGAAATTTAATTTGAGTAGGCCCATTGACAGAACCACGGCCATCAGGATCACGTTTCTCATACCACAACTGCCGGATAGGTTTTCCTATATTAGACATACGCAAAGTAAAATCTTTGTTGCGCTCAGAAGGAGCCGCCCAAGACATCAAAGCTTCCTTAATACCTGACAATGTATTATCAATGTCTTCTTCTGTAAGCGGTAAGGGCGTACCATCTGACAAACCTTCAAGGTGTTTGTAGATGTCAGGCACTACATTATTAAGACTCATTGGGCATATCCTTTATAATAGTTTTAATTTTATTTAAAGAGAGTTTGAACCATTCTCCTCTGTTGTCGCATCCTGTTGCTGTAAGTTTATCATGTACTAATTTTTCTGTCTTTTTTCTATCGGCAAAAAACTCAGAGTACTCTAATTTAAAATCACGTAAAGGGCTAGATGTTTGATAAGTTCTGCATCTGTCCTCTGCATCTACAGCCATGCCAACCTTGTACCAACCTTTCCATGCAGGGTTAGATACTACATAGATGTGGCCTCGTTTTACTTTATCGTACTTATTATAGACTGCCTGACCTATAGAGGCGGCTAGTCTTTTAAGTTTATTTTTTCTATTCTTAATTGTATCACAAGCGTTGCAAATATAGTTACACTTTTTAAGATTAGAAGCGTAAAAGTTTTCTTCTGTTAAGGGAACATTGCAATGATTACAGGTTTTATTGTCTTTCATAATAGTCTATAGCCTCTATTATTTTGTAATCATTATCGTCTTTAAAAGTTCCAAGCTTCAAAGGGACTACTTCTCTGTCTCCAAGGTGCATTGATATTCGTCCTGAGACTAAGTATAGACACTCTACTAAAACAATTTCATTGTGTTGTATTGCTCGTATAGCAACCATAGGTGATTTTCCTTTAGGTAGCCTGAAAAGTCCACCAGTAGAAGTATTATACCTAAGATGAACATAGTTTTTAAGTTCTATTAATCTTGGTTCAGTGTGTTTCACTCCAGTTCTCCCCGACTTTATAGTCTCCATCTAATGGACAGTTAAGTTTAAGAATACACCCTGCTTCTTTAATAGCCCGTACTCCTGCTTCGCCTACTGCTTCGGCATGATCAGCGTGACACTCAATCTGCCATTCATCGTGTACATTAGCTACAAACTTAGCATCATATCCTAATTTATTTATCTTATCATTAAGTATTATTAAAGCTTGTTTCATTGCTATAGCTCCATCTCCTTGAAGTAAAGTATTTAATGCTGAATGCTCAGAGCGTACAGTAAGTCTACGGCCATCTAATGCTTTGACGAATCCGCTTTTAGCTTCTCGCTGTACTCTTGACGTAAGAGATTTAAATGATGGGAGACCAGCAAAGAAGCGTTGTCTAAGTCCTTTACCGCTTTCTCTGCCTCGGCCAACCACTGACCCAAGCTTTGCATCTCCTGCTCCGTAGAGCAGTGCATAGATGAAAGTCTTAGCCTGATTTCTTGATTCAAGTCCCGCAAGTCTTTGATTAGCTGTGTGTATGTCGCCGTTGAGTATTTCATTTGTATATCCTTTATCGTTCATGTGATGTGCTAGCATTCTAAGTTCTAAACCAGAGGCATCAATACCTACTAGCTTGTGATCTTTTGGCACAGTCCAACAACTTCGGCACTCTTTACCGTAAGGTGCAGTAGAGCTTGGTATCTGTGCTGTGTTGGGGTGAGAGTGTGTCATTCTAGAAGTTACTGCTCCATTAGGATTAACATAACCATGAATCCTACCATCGTCTTTAACTTCTTTCATCCAAGAGTTTACTTGTGCTAGTCTCTTTTGTAACATTAGATACCTAGCAATCATAGCGGCTTGTGGAATATTCTTAACCCTGCTAAGAGTACCTTCATCCACAATTGGTTGGCCTGTAGGTGTCATCTTTTTAGGCTTCCATCCAAAAGCTATTAAGTATTCTCCAATTTGTTTACGTGAACCTAAGTTAAATTCTGTATAAGTTTTACGAATAACTGGATCATTGAACATTTCTATTTCAGCATACTCAGCATCAGTAAGCCTAACGCCATTACCATCTTGATCTACTGCTGTCTTAGCTATAGTTCCTGCTTTTGTATACTTAGGTTTTAAAACTTGAGTATGTACAGTTGGCTTAAATTCTTCTCTGACTTCAGCTTCTACATTACCTAAAGAATCACTAAGCTCTGCTATCAGTGACATACATGATCTCTGATTAATTAAAAAACCATTTACTCTTTGTTGATGTATAATTTTAGCAACTGAATGTTCGAGTCTTACGGACATTGGGCTAAACCCTTTAGACTCTAACCGCAGATGGTTATAAACTAAAACATTTAAACGAACATCATTAAGACAATACTCTAGCATCTCAGGAGTGTAGTGATCCCACGCGCTTTCTTCTTGCCCGTAGTCTCCTTTGCGAAAGTTAAGTCGATAACCCCAACTTTCTAAACCGTGTCCCCCCTCTCTAGTAGGATTAAACAAACGAGAAAGAACTAAAGTATCTACAAGTTTAATATTATATAGATCAACTCCTGCAATATCAAGCACTACAGGTAAGTCATAACCAATAATATTATGTCCAATAAGTTTGTTAGCTTTTGCTAAGAACTCATAGCCTTCTTTTAACTGTGCATTGTCGAAACAATATTCTACATTAGTATCTACATCAATAGCTACAATACAAAATATTTCGGTAGGCGTTAAGCCATTAGCTTCTATATCAAATACTAAATTCATAAGACTTCTCCACAATCATATTCATCAACTTCATTAAGTCTACCTGTTTGGCTATCGTATTTCAAGTAGCCTGCTATCCCTGTCTCGCCACTAAAACGATTCTTTAAGATACGGACAATAGTCATATTGCGTTCTTCAGGATCATCTGCTTGACGATTACCTTCAAGTGCTATTGCAATATTACTAAGCTGAGCAATCGCATTAGAGCCTCTTAAATCTCCTAGTCGTACACGACCACCCTCTTCGTGCGAATCTCTACTACCGCTTGCTTTACTTAGGTGACTGATAGCTATAAGACTTACGCCTGTTTCTTCTACTACCGCTCTCAAGCTGTGCATCACAGCATCAATAGCTTTACGTTCATCGCTACCAACGCCCATCGCCATCCCTACAAGTATGCTGATATGGTCTAAAACAATTACACCACAGTCTTCTGCCTTGGCTAGATATTTTATTTTATTTAAAACACTATCCATATCAAACTTGCCGACATGTTTAAGGAATAAAAATCTACCGCCGCTTAGTATATCTTCAAAAGCTTTTTGTTTTTCTTCCTGAGAAATACTATTTGCAAGCTTTGGTTTGCGATAAATATTGTTTGGGTCTTTTAAGATATGCTTCATCATCTGTTCTTTAGTAGGAAGATGTAGTAGTTTGTTAGCAGACAGCGACATCAAACCAAGGGCGGCTGTAGCTACACTTTCCTCAAGAGAAAGGACTCCAATCTTTTCATTGGTATGCTTGAATATTTCTTCTTGAAGTTGTTTAACTACTGTCGATTTACCGACACCTGTTCCTGCTGTAAGAGTTATAAGCTCAGCCTTACGCATACCATACAGCATAAGATTCAAACAGTCCCACGGATAACTACAGAAAGGCATTTCTAAATCAGCCATAACTTCATCGCGCAGTTGACTGCTCAGTACAATACCATCAGGAACAAATCTTTCTGCTTGCCACCAGACTTTTATAAATAATGATTGTTGATTAGCTTTTAAATAATCGCAAGCATCTTTATAACTATCTTGGTGTTTAACTATCATTGTCTTGCCGCCAAACAACTCAGCAACTTCTAATGCAGACTTAATTCCTACATCATCGTTATCAAAACATACAACTATATTTTCATAACTGTCTATCCACTCATAGGATTCTTTACAATCTTTAAGTGCAGACGATCCTGATTTAACAGATACTACAGGATACTTGCTACCCTGCATTTGATAGGCGGCCATTGCATCTAACTCTCCTTCAACGATAGTAAGATACTTGCCTCCTTTGGAGAAAAGATTTTGTCCGAACAGATCACCTTTCTTGCCATCACCTACCCAAGCAAAGTCTTTGTTCTCTGTCTTTCTAATCTTGGTTCCAGACAACTCAGTCCCCTCATAATAAGGATAGTAGTGTCTAACTATAGAACCGTTGCCTGCTTTAGAAACTTGAACACCATATTTCTTAGCAGTTTCTTTTGATATTCCTCTATCAGCAATAGCGTCATAACATTTAGATTGGCTAAAGCTTTCTGATTTATGTTGATACTTTTGTATATCCTTTACAGTATCGGGTTGTACTTCCGATGTATCATATTGTTTAAAATAATGGCGGCAACTAAAACAAAACCCCGCTCCATCTTCATCGACAGAAACGGGGTCAGAGCCACCACATACATTACAAGGTAAACGGTGTTTCACAAAGGGCATAACTATTCCTCAGTTGTATTTCCTTCTTCAGTTATAATAGCATCATCAACTAGATGCTCGTCCATACTACTTGTCAAAGTCATAATAGATGCACGGGCCAGTGTAACATTTAACTCAGCCTCTCGCAATTTACCTTGTGCATTTACCAGTACTCCGAACACTGACTGACCTTCAGGGGACAGTTGTCCCACATCGTAAGTCAC